CATCAAATTCAAAGGGATGAAGACCGGTGACTATTCCGCCATGATCCCGAAAAACGAGGAATACGGGATCAGCCGGGACATGTATTTGAACGCTGCTATCGAACGGAAAAACGGAGTTGATGAGCTTGTTCAATCCATTAAGGACCGTTCCCGGTTTGAAAATGAATTGATTCGTGCATCCAAACACCCCTTCACTCTTCTTGTGGAGGATCTGGAAGGCTACCAAAAAATATTGAACGGAAAATATCGCTCACAATATAAGCCGCAGTCCTTGCTTGGCAGCTTAAAAACGTTTGAGGTCCGTTACAATTTCTCAACCGTTTTTATTAACCCGAGCGCGACCGGAAACTATATCTATCATCATTTTCATTACATGGCCCGGGAGCTGTTAAAGGGGGGCCTGTTGTGAATGACTTAATGAAGGCCCTTTATTGTGAAAGGAAAAAGGACGAGCTTAAAGCGCGGCTGCTTAAAATGAGATATTTTAAAACGCCTGACGGCCGGCAGCTGTATGAGCTTTCATTAACTAAATTAGACGAAATATTCAAAAAGAAATTGATTGAAAGGGGAAAATGATCATGGCATTTGTAGGGTTTGAAGAATCACAAGAGGTGCGGCAGCTGGCCGAAAGTTTAATCGATGAGCACCACCCGCATTTAAAAGATGCAAAGAAACACATTGGTTTTTACATCCGGGAAGGTAACAGTAAATGGGCCGGGAAGGCGAAAAAATGCACGGCCTTTGAGCGCCATATGACCGATTACATGCTTTTTGTATTCATCAATAAGGAAGCATGGAAGACGATGAACCAAGAGCAACGCGCTGCCCTGGTCGATCATGAGCTTTGTCATTTTACCCGCGCGGAATGGGAGGAACCGGATCCGAATGACTCAAGCAAATGGGTTACTATGTACGGACCCGCAGACGATCCTGACAGTTGGGGGATTCGCGAGCATGACGTTGAAGAGTTTTCGGAAATCATTGAGCGTCATGGCCTTTGGGAAAAAGGGATTGAATCATTCGCCGCAGCCGTGCGAGAGGCTGACTATCAAATGAATATTGATGATGTGAATAGAGAGCAGCAGCTTCAGAGGGTGAAATGATGGGAGGCGACGGAATGAGAGAGATTAAATTTCGTGGTTTTGAATACAATTGAGTTATATTAACGAGGACGATATAATATTCTTAACAATATAAGGAAACGGGGAGAATATTATGTCTTACTCAAAAGAATATTTAATAAACGTTTTAATTCAATTAAATAAGGAAACTGGTAAAGTTCCTACAAGAAGTATGCTTAATAGCAAAAAAGGTTTACCGAGTGATATGGCTTATAGAAAACATTTTGGTAGTTGGGGAAAAGCTTTAAAAGAAGCTGGTTTTGAACCAACTAAACCATTCCCTTCTAGAAAAGCCATTGAGAACTCGGTGAATGCTCGAAAGGGTAAAAAAGGTGGAAATAACAAGGGTGGCAAACGGATTAATGAGTATGGGTACATCGAAGTCTGGAAGCCTGAACATCCTAATGCTGATAGTAAGGGCTATGTGAAAGAACATAGACTTGTTATGTCTGATTATTTGGGCCGCCCTTTGTTTCCATGGGAGGATGTACATCATAAAAACGGGATCAAAACGGATAACAGGATAGAAAATTTAGAGGTTTTATCCAAAGGGGATCATTCAGCGTTACACGAAAGAATACAGCCAGAAAAACATTTAAGAAAAAAGTCCGTTGTCTGTATCTATCCTGGATGTACTACTTTAACTTCGAGCAAATATAGTTTGTGTACGAAACACTATCGTTTACAGTGGGGCAGAATGAAAAAAGGCTTAATAAAAGAAATTACGGAAATTAAAGAGATCTCACGTACACATTCTGAAGAAACTAAAGAGTTATTAAGTGAAATAGCGAAAAAACAACTTAGAAAAAATGGTCGTTTTGCTAAATCTCAAGAGTAGGAAAGATCTTACTCTTTTTTGTTTTAAAAATTTGAAGTCATCGGCTCAGCCTATGAAAATCCTGCTCTATTGGAGGTAGCGAGCGCCGAAAAGGAGGAGTTATGATTTATCTAATTATAGGAATCGTCATTCTTGCCGCTCCATTCATCTGGATGGAGATTGCAGAAAGACGGATTCAGGAATGGGAAAAAGAAAAATGAACGAATGGAGGGAGAGGATGTCAAAGGAACAATTATCTTTTCTCGATGATGTGGACGAAAAAGCTGTCCGTAAAATAGTCATCAAAGAACTGAAAAATTACCGCGCGCTCAAAGTCCAATTAGAGAATAAAAAAGAATGTTCATCTGCCGGCATCAACATTTTCCCTTCCCTCCGGGATTCATTTACCGTTAATGAACTTAAAGTCAAACAGATGGAACGGGCTTTACAAAACAGTTTGGACGATGAAGAACGTTTAATTATCGAAAAGAAATACCTGACGGCTGCCAGGGTGAAAGACATTAATATATATATGGAACTCGGCATGAAAAAGGATACCTATTATGAAATAAAGCAACGGGCAATCTGCCGTATAGCAACAGCACTCGGAATTATCTGAGTGCTTTTTTCATCGAGAAAAACCCGACAAAATCCCGACATTTTTCCGATAATCGGGGGGATAAAGAGGGGGAATTTTTATGTGTGATTTATCGATAAGATTTACTTATCAAGAAATAACGGGAGATGCGCCATTCCCTTATCAAGGTGAATTCGGATACTCAAATTAAGGCGATGAAGAATGTAGCCAAACGGGAGGAACATTCTGAGCCGGATCGCGCTAGTCTTGCGACTTTGGTATCGGGAGATTTGTAAACAGTATTTGGCATGCCGTCTTACAATGCTTGGCTTCCTCCCGGAGTATGTGTAAGACGCAAATTTGGAAATGGATATTCTTTTCAAGTAGTTCCTTTTTTGGGTAGTAAGATATATACTAACCATAAAGGGGGGACTTATTTGGAAAAGGAAAATATACATAAACTACTACATGAGGTTCAAAAGGAATTAGAAAAATCTAAACCTCGGACAACTCAAGATGTTTTTTTGGATTTGAAAAGGAGAGTTAGATTTACTCGAAAAGCAAGAATAAAAGCATCTCAACGTTTAAGAAACCGTCATGAATTTTTTGAAAAAGTGTCTTATTTTTATTCTTTGTTAGTTCTTATCTTTTCAGTATGGTTTTTAAATATGGGTAATGATGTTGAAAACCTAACAGCAACAAAGGTTCTTTTGATATTCTCTCTTTCTTTAACATTTTTTACGATGTTTTTAAATATTAAAAACTATAAGGAGAGAGCCGGTAGTTTTGAGCTGAACTACCAGAACCTAGACATACTCCTGAATAAAATCGAGAGAAGAGAGGCCAATCCCCAACTTATTGAAGAACATGAACTTAAAGGCTTACAAAGAGAGTACGAAAAGCTTTTACTTGAAAAGGAAAATCATTTAGATATTGATTACTATTTAAGTGACAAAAAAACTCAAGAGAAATATGCCTGGAAGATTAAGAAGCACAATTTTATAGATTGGGTTATCAAGGTTTTAGTTTTAATCTATCCATTAATAATAATATTGGCAATATTCATCTATACATGGTTCAACTCCTGGCTTGCCAACAACCTTTAAAAAGTACCCTAGAGGTACTTTTTTATGTTCTCTGTAAACCGGGTCCAGTAAATCTCAGAATAAACGATCGGCGGCCAATGAGAGCCTCTGAGTGTGGGCCCGGTTTAGAAAGAATATACCAAGCGCTTTCCTAAATAGGAGGGCGTTAAAACTTAATTAATTAGCTAAAGGGGATATGTCTCCTTTTGTCGAAGTATATGGCGAAAGGAGATGTAAAATATGAATAAAAATAAATTACAGTTTGCAATTCTTAAAGAAATTGATGAAGGGAATCTACCTTTAAATGCAGATATTTTCGGCATTAATGATATTGAATTTGTTAATAATGTTAATTCTTTGATGGCTAAAAAATTAATAGCAAATGTTAAGATTGATATTATTCCGTCTCTTTATGAAGCCGAGATTACTATTGATGGGGAGAATTATCTCAAGGAAAATTCAACTTGGGGGAAAATATATAATACGGCAAAAGAAATAAGAGATTGGATTAAATAATAGAGTGAAGCATCCTTGGAGGGTGCTTTTTTATTTGGAGGGACGATATGCAAAGACCATTGAAACCTTGTAATGAACCAGGCTGCTCGACTCTCACTCGGGAAGGCTACTGCGAACAGCACAAGAGAACAAAGCCGGCCTATGATCAATACCGTGAGTCTGCTTCCCGCCGGGGGTATGACAACAAGTGGCGGAAGGCAAGACAGGGGTATCTGTCAAAGCATCCTTTCTGTGTTTCCTGTATGAAGGAAGGCAGGCGGGTTCCCGCGATAGTCGTTGACCATATCACACCGCATAAAGGAGATAAAAAACTATTTTGGGACTCTTCCAACTGGCAGCCGCTGTGTGCGCCCTGCCACAGCAGGAAGACCGCAAAGGAGGATGGAGGCTTTGGCAACAGAACATCAAACCTGCGTATGTGATCACTGTGGAACCAAGTTCCATATCAAAGGATGTTCGAAGGTTAGGAAGTATGACAACGGGGTGCAGCAGCATTACATCAAGTGTCCGCGGTGTCAGACTGAATACACGTCCTACTACACGAACGAGAAGATCAGGCGCATGCAACAGAAGGTAAAGAAGTTGACTGTACTACGTCTCAAAGCACAAGCTCAAAAGGGAATTGACGTATACAAACAAAAATATACGCAAGCTCGAGAGGAGTTAGAAACAGCCATGCTGCTTCTGCGGGAGGAAATGGAGGCCCCCCACCCTTAAATCTCTGGAAAGGTTTCGCCGGAGACCGCGCTCCCCTCCACATTTTGAAAAATTCCCTAAATGAAATTTCGGAAGGAGGTGAGGGAATGGCAAGACCAAGGCAACCAGTTGACTTATTGCTTGTGAAAGGTAAGAAAAACCTGACAAAACAGGAGATTGAGGAACGGAGAAAGCAGGAGATCAAGGCGCCAAGCGACAAAGTAAAGGCGCCTTCTTATTTGCCGAAAGACTTAAAAAGAGAGTTCAAAAAAATAGCGGACGAGCTGAAAAACATCGGAATTATGACGAATTTAGATGTTGATGCGCTCGCCCGTTTTTTGTTTGCCCGAAAGTTGTATCTGCAAGTAACGGAGCAGTTGCTTGAATGCGGGCCAATGAAAACAGTGATTGTTAGAAAATTCGATGATGATGGAAATGCAATAGGAGAAGAAGAAAAAATTGTTCCGAATGATGACTATTCCGAGTTATTAATTAATCAAGACAAGTTGTTTAAACAATGTCGTCAAGCTTCCAGTGATTTGGGCTTAACCATTTCCTCGCGCTGCAAGCTCGTGATTCCTAAAAAGGATGACGACAAGCCGAAATC